ATCTCCGATTTTCACCCCCCTCTGACTATGTCTATTGTCAATTGCCACACTTTCACGTCAATGATTGTCAGTAGGCGTCAATGATTGTCAATAGTGGCAGGACGCCGGGGCAGAAGTACGGCAGGCAGCACCAGCAGTTGCGGCGGGAGTGGGAGCCGCGAGTCGCGCTGGGCGGCGTGAAGTGCGCTCGGTGTCGGCGGCCGATCGCGCTGGGTGAGAAGTGGGATCTCGGTCATCTGGACAGCGATCCGTCGAAGTACGCCGGGCCCGAGCACCTGGTGTGCAACCGGCAGACGAACCCGAACATCCGCGGCCGCCAGCCGAACACGATCCCGCCGCTCGAGGATCCCGACGCCGAGCGGGACGGGCTTGATGCGAAGGATCGGCGCTGGAAGGTGCCGTGGCTCGAGGTGTTGCAGGAGGAGATGCCGGCGGATGCGGTGTGGCCGCGGTTGATGACGATTCCGCACCCTCGGGCGACTGGGAGTCTGGGTGCTGAGTTCGCTGGTTGGGTGTTGGAGCGCAGCGGTGCGCCGTTGCGTTGGTGGCAGGAGTTGGCGGCGACGCGGCTGCTCGAGCACGACGACGACGAGCGTCTCGTCTGGGAAACCGCGGTTCTGAGCACGGCGCGGCAGGTGGGGAAGTCGTGGTTCCTGCGGGAGCTGTGCTTGTGGCGGATCCATCAGGGCGCGCGGTTCGGGGAGCCGCAGGACGTGATGCACACGGGGAAGGATCTGGCCGTCTGCAAGGAGGTGCAGCGGCCGGCGCGGGTCTGGGCGAAGGGCCGCCGCGACGCGTACAAGGTCACCGAGGTCAACGGCCAGGAGCAGATCGAGTTCCTGGGCGATGCCTCGCGCTGGATGCTCAGGGCCAAGGAGGCGGTGTACGGCTACAGCGTGTCGCTCGGCGTGGTCGATGAGGGCTGGAAAGTGCGAGCGAGCTCGGTCGACGAGGGCCTCACGCCGACGATGGCTGAGCGTGAGCAGCCGCAGCTTTTGCTGGTGTCGACGGCGCACCGTCGCGCCACGGCGCTGATGTTGGGCCGTCGGCAGGTGGCGCTGGCGGGGCTCGAGGAGGGCGACGGTGATCTGCTGGTGGAGTGGAGCGCGCCGGCGCACGTCGAGCTCGACGACCGCAAGGCGTGGCGGCTCGCCAGCCCGCATTGGAGCGATCGGCGGGAGCGGCTGATCCGGAAGCGCTACGAGGCGACGCTGGCGGGCGAGGTCGAGGATCCGGACGAGGCTGATCCGGTTGAATCGTTCCGGGCGCAGTGGTTGAACCAGTGGCCTCGGAAGGTGATCGGGCCGGATGGGCCGATGGAGCCGTTGCTGCCGGCGGACAGTTGGGCCAGCTTGGTGGCTTCGGATGTGGCGCCGAGCGGCGGTGTGTGGGTGGCGATCGAGGACGACTTCGGTCTTGGCGCCGGCGTGGCGTGCGCTCGGCGGCTGGTCGACGGGCGCCTCGAGCTCGACGGATGGCTGCGTGGTGATTGGGATAGCGCGATCGGTGACGTCGAGGATCTCGCGAAGGATCACCAGGTGCGGCGGCTGCTGGTCGGCGCGAGTCTGATGGATCGCCTTCCTGCGGGGCTCGTCGGGCTCGCTGAGTCGCGCGGCTCGACGGAAGTCCGCATCGGGCTGGCGCTGCTGCGTGACCTGGCGGCGACCGGCCAGGTCGTGCATGACGCGAACACGACCGACCTCGACACCGTGCTCGAGCAGGCCATGGTGCGCGAGGGGCCAGCGGGGCTGGTGTTGTTCGCGAAGGGCGACACGCACCTCGTCCGCGCCGCGGTGTGGGCGCTCGCCGCGGCTCACAAGCGCTCGCGCGTCCCGGTCATTCGGTAAGGTGGCGATGCAGTGAATCTGTTTACGCGGTCGATCCGCCCGAATCGCGGCGAGAGTCCCGCTGAGTTGGCGACGACTGAGACGCCGCCCGGTGTTGAGATTGACGAGGGCGCGCAGGGCCCGCCGTTGCCGATTATCCGGCCGAGTGCGTGGGCTGGTTGGCCGGATGGTTGGGCGACGCCGAACTGGAACGGGCAGCAGCAGGCGCTGAGCGACACGGCGTGGATGTGCCTCGATCTCAACAGCAGCGTGTTGTCGACGATGCCGCCATACCTCGTCGGCGCGTCGCCGAACCTGAACACGGACTGGCTGAACAATCCGGACCCGGACACGTACGCGTCGTGGGAGGAGTTCGCGAAGCGGTTGTTCTGGGATTACCAGTTGGGCGAGGCGTTCGTGTTGGCGACGGCGTGGTACTCGTCGGGGTTCCCGGCTCGGTTCCATGTGGTGCCGCCGTGGACGATCCAGGTGGAGTTCGACTCGGCGGGCAAGCGGCGGTACACGATCGGTTCGCTCGATGTCACGCAGGATGTGCTGCACCTGCGGTACACCTCGTCGGTCGACCAGGCCAGGGGCACCGGTCCGCTCGAGGTCGGCGCCGGCCGCGTGCTCGCGGCGCGTGTGCTTCAGCAGTACGCCACGAATCTGGCGGCAAGCGGCGGCATCCCGTCCTCGATCCTGGAGCATCCGGACGAGCTCAGCGCGGAGCAGTCCGCGGCGCTGCAGGCCCAGTGGGTGACGGCGCGAATGTCTTCGATTGGCGAGCCGGCGGTGTTGTCGGGTGGTGTGCAGTGGCGCGCGACGCAGCTCGATCCGACGCAGATGGCGCTCGTCGACTTGTCGGGTTGGAATGAGGCCAGGATTGCGACACTGCTTGGTGTGCCGCCGTTCCTTGTCGGTCTTCCCAGCGGTGGCGATTCGATGACGTACAGCAACGTCAGCAGCATCTTCGATTATCACTGGCGTGCTGGTCTTCGGCCGAAGGCGCACACCGTGATGAGCGGCCTGTCGGAGTGGTTGACGCCGCGCGGTACGCGGATCGAGGTCAACCGGGACGCCTATGTGCAGCAGGAGCCGCTGGTGAGGGCGCAGACCTGGGCGGCGCTGAGCGCGATCGTGGATAAGCAGGGCAACCCTGTCGTGACGGTCGAGGAGATCCGCGCGGCCGAGCGCATCGACGACCTGACGAAGGGACTGGAATGAGCGAGCAGCCCGCCGGCGCGCTGCGCTACCGCCAAGCAAGGCAGCTCGGCGTAAGTTTCCCCGACCGCACGATTGAGTTGATCGTGATGCCCTACGACGAAGAGACGCTCGTGGGGCATCCGACGGAGGACCGCAGCATCATCGAGGTCTGCGCGCCGGGCGCGTTCAACGGCATCGAGCGCCGCGCGAACCGCATCCGCGTGAACCGTGATCACGACGTGGCGCGCACCGTGGGCCGCGCCGTGAGCTTCAGTCCTGGCCGGCCGGAGGGGCTGGTCGCGAAGATCAAGATTGCGAACACGTCGCTGGGCGATGAAACGCTCGAGCTCGCGCACGACGAGTGTCTCGACGCGAGCGCCGGGTTCCTTCCGCTTCCGGGCGGCGAGACGTGGGAGACCAGGAGCCGCGTCAGGTTGACGAAGTGCTGGCTGGGCCACATCGCGATGACTCCGGAGCCGGCCTACGGCGGCGCGAAGGTGCTGGCCGTCAGGTCGGCCGAGCCGGTCTCGGGGACGCCGAACCTGGACCGCATTCGCGAGATGATGCTTGCCGACAGCCTGGCCGCGCGTTACCCTGGGCTCTTGTAGTACCGCTGAACTACCAGCCGTTGTAGACCACTGGGTGGGCCGGCTGTTGCGGGGGATGCGGCGAGAACGATCATCGCCAGCAGGAAAGAAGGCCCCCGCATGCCCAGCTCGTCTGATTCGATGCTCGCCCGCTATGCCGGCGAGATCCAGGATCGCCAGTCGCTGATCGACAGCCTCGTTGAGTCTGCCGAGAAGGACGAGCGCGACCTGAGCCCGCAGGAGATGGAGCTCGTCGAGCGCGCCCGTGACCGCATCGGCACCTGTAACAAGCTGATGATGCCGCTGGAAGAGGCTCGCAAGATCAGCGGCGAGTCGCAGGAACGCCTCGAGCAGCTCTCGAAGCTCACCAACAGGCCGAGCGAGCCGGCGAAGGTCGAGTACCGCTCGGCCGGCGCGTACATCCTGGACTACTGGAAGGCCGGGCTGGGCGCCGTCGAGGCCACGCAGCGCCTCCATACCTACAACCGCGCCGCCGCGCACCAGACCACGGGCGACAACCCCGGCTTGTTGCCGTCGGCGATGGTCGAGCCGGTCATCAACTTCATCGACGCCGCCAGGCCGCTCGTGAACGCGCTCGGGCCGCGCAACCTGCCGAATGGAACGTTCAACCGGCCGAAGATCAGCCAGCACACGAACGTAGCGGTGCAGGGCGCGGAGAAGACGGAGCTCGTGTCGCGCAAGATGATCATCGGCATGGTGCCGGTGACCGCCGCTACGTACGGCGGGTACGTCAACGTGTCGCGGCAGAACATCGACTGGTCGCAGCCGCAGATCATGGACCTCGTGATCGCCGACCTGGCCGCGGTCTACGCGCAGGAGACGGAGAAGGCGCTGTGCACCGCGGTCGACGCGGCGACGACGGCCGGGCCCGTGATCCCGACTGGGCCTGCCACGCCGGCCGCTGTCAACTCGGCCGTGTGGGCGGCGGCTGGCTCGGTGTACGCCTCCAGCAAGGGCGCCGGGCGCGTGATCATCGCGTGCTCGCCTGACATGCTGGGGCTGCTGGGCCCGGCGTTCCCCGCGGTCAACCCGACGAACGCGATCTCGGCCGGCTTCTCCGCGAGCGACTTCGCGCAGGGCAACGTCGGCAGCATCTCGGGTCTCGCGGTGGTCGTGAGCGCCGGGTTCGACGCCGGCACCGTGATCGTGATGTCGACGGCCGCCGTCGAGGTCTACGAGAACCGCATCGGCTCGCTGCAGGTCGTCGAGCCGTCCGTGCTCGGCGTCCAGGTCGCCTACGCGGGCTACTTCGCGGACGTCATCATCGACGCGGGGTCGATCATCGAGATCACGAAGACGCCATGAGCTACTTCGACGACCCGAATCGTGAGGCCGTCGGGCTCGAGCCCGCATGGGCCGAAGGCTCCGGCGGTAGCGACACATCCGCCGGCGGCGGCCCGCCCGCGCTCGACGCCATGACCAAAGACCAGCTCCTTGCGGAGGCCGACAAGCGGGGCGTGGAGGTTGAGCGCACCGCTACGAAGGCTGAGATCCGTGAGGCGCTCGGGGCGTAGTGGCGTACGCGACCGTGCAAGAGTTGGCCGACGCGCTGCGCGTCAGGTTGACGCCGGAGAACACGCCGGGCATGCAGGCATGCCTGGATGCGGCCGCGGTCGAGATCGACAGCACCATCGACGCCCCGACGGAGTCGAACCCGCTGGTGGAGTTGCCGCCGGATCCGCTCGCCAACCGCGTGAACATCCTGCGCGGCGTGGAGTGGTTCAAAGCCAACGACGCGGCGTTCGGCGTCGTCGGTTTCGACCAGGCCGGGACGCTGCAAGCGCCGCGCGACGGGTTTGCGCGGCATCAGTACGCCCTGCGGCCGTTGAAGCGGCAGTGGGGCGTCGCATGAGCGTCGTTGCAGGCGGCGCCTTGCGGTTGTCGGAGGTGCGGGCGCGAGCAGCCGGAGCGCTCGCACCTCTCGACGACTCTGACCCGGACGTCCTGATGAACATCGTGGATGCGGCCGAGCCGCCGTGCCTCATGCTGCTCTACGACGACCCCTGGCTGGAAGCCAGGACGATGGGCTGTATCTGGCAGTGCAAGTTGGAGATCCTGGCGCTCGCGTCGCGTGTGGAGCCGGGCCCGGGCGTGGAGAAGCTCGAGGAGCTGGTGGCGTTCACGATGGCGCGGCTGCAGGCCGACGCGTACGCCTGGGCGCCGAGCACGGTGTCAGCGCCGCGCGTGTTCACGGTCGGCGGCGTGCCGCTGCTCGGCGCGCGGCTCGTCTACGACGTACGTATCACCCTATGAGCGAGGAGTCCGAGATGGCGAGCAGCAAAGAAGGCGGCACCGCGGTCGTGACGCCCCGCGCGACGGGCGGCGAGCCGACGCCGCTGATCCTCGACAACGCGGGCCTCAAGATCGCGCTGGACGACGTGCTCACCGAACTGGCGTGCGTCACGAACCACATCGAGCTCAGCCCTGACGTGTCGACGACGACGCTGACGACGATGTGCGGCGAGACGGATTATCCGGGCGTCACGAAGTGGAGCCTGGTCGCGACGCTGTACCAGTCGTTCGACCCGGGCTTCACCGAAGAGGTGCTGAGCGCCGCCGTCGAGGGCGGCGTGCCGGTCGCGTTCGAGGTCATCGGCAGGCGTGACACCGTCGTGTCGGCCACGAACCCGAAGTGGTCGGGCGAGGTCATCCCGAAGGCGTACGCGCCGATCAACGGCGACGCCGGCGACGTCTCCACCATCGATCTCGAGTGGAGTG